ACCACGGTCTGCGTGGAACAGCGGGCGGCGTCAGCGATCAACGCGATGGACATCCCAGCCACACGCAGACGCTGCACGTGGCGACGCGCCAACACGGGAGCCACCCAGGGCGTGACGCCGGCCGCACGAGCCGCGCGCCGCACCTCGTTGACCCGCGCGATCGCCCGCCGACACGCCCGGCAGCGGCACCGGTCGTGGCTGTACCGCGCCGGGCTGCCGTGAGGGTGGCGCCCACCATGCGTGCACGGCATCGACTCGCCAGGCTTCGGCTGTGGCGGCTGGTGACGGGCGCACACGTGCTGCCGGAACGCCCACTCAGCCAGGCGCGCCGTCGAAGCGGACGTCCGGTACAGGCAGGTTGGGCACGCCAGCTGGTCGTGTGACCCCACCGGGGTGGTCGTCATCGGATGTCCCACCCCTCAGCGATCCGGCACTCGAGGCACAGGCGCCGTCCCGGGTGGGCGGGCGAGAACTGGATGCCGGACAGGAGGATGGCCAGCTCGATGGTCCGCTCGGTGTGCGTCCGCCCGCACCCGTCGCACTGGATGATCGGTGGGTCGAGGCTGACGATGCCGTGGACCATGCCTGGGACGTCGGGGAGAAGGCTCATGCCGCTTCCCCCGTGATGGCCGCCACGACGGTGGCGATCAGGTCGCGCGCGGCCGGCGGGGTGACAGCATTGCCGCTGAGACGGACCTGCTCGCGGCGGTTGCCGAGCATCGTGTAGTCGGCGGGGAACGCCATGGCCTGCTTGATCTCGGACGGCTCGAGCATCCGGAACCGGACGTCGTCGATGTTGACGGTGCGGCCCTGGAGGACGGACTGCTGGCCCTTGGTGGTCATGGTGCGGACGGGCTCGTAGTCGGGCGTGGTCATCGACGACTGGTCCTCGCCGCCGTTGTTGTTGTGCCGCATGATCAGCGCGTGATGGGCGAGGGTCGTGACCGTGGGTAGCGGTCTCCCGTCCGGGGTCGCCTGGCCGTTTCCGTAGTACGGCACGACGAGCCCGTGGTGGTTACCGGACGCCGTGACGGTGGCGAGCGGGTCGGACGCGAGACGCGCGGTCGACCCGCCGCCGCGGAGTTCGGCGATGAACGGCGGGCTCAGGACGGCCTTGCTCGTGTCGTTCGCGGTCAGGGTCGACATCGGGTCATCAAGGGACCGCACCCGGTAGTCGAACCGCCGCTCGAGCATGAACGCGGGCAGCGCCACGCCCGTCTCGGAGCGGGTGGTCATGGTCCGCATCGGGTAGAGCATCGACGCGGGCTGCTTCCCGTCACGGCCCTCAACAGGGACGGCGATCGGTGGCACGACGAGGGCCTTCGACTCCCGGGTGTGCATGACCTGGGTGGGCTCGGTCAGCGGCCAGACCCGGTAGTAGGAGTCGGGGTCGCCGTACCGGGTGTGCTTCGGGTCGGCGGCGTCGTAGCCGTTGGCGGTCTCCTGCAGGAACGGCGCCCAGTAGCGGTCGATGCCCATCTGGATGCGGCGCAGCGTCTTGTCCGCGAGGGGCTTGTCGCGGTCGCCGATGCGCTGCCCTGGCAGGGACCAGTCGATGATCGACGACGCCGGCAGCCACCCTGGCTCGACGATCTGGCCGCGGCATGAGACCTTCGGGCAGCGGTACACGTACTGCGACCGGTAGCGGCCCGTCCTGGTGCCGGCGCGCTTCCACGACTGGATCGAGCTGACGACCTCACCGCACACTGGGCAGTAGGCGCGGGGCCGCTGCATGTGCTCGAAGTCCGGCGTCCGCTCACCGTTGCGCCAGAACGCGATGTAGACGCGGTCCCGGGACTGCGGCGCCGGTAGCCCGTAGGCCGACGCGTGCATGGAGTTCATGGAGATGATCCGGTGGGAGTACCCCATCGAGAGCATCGTGCGCAGCCACGAGTCGAACAGGACGCCGATCGGTGCCCCGTCTGGCGCCCAGTCGACGATCTCGACGACGTTCTCCACGAGGATCGCGCGGTACTGGTGCACCTCGGTGAAGCGGACGACGTCCCACATGGTCGCCCGGGACCGCTCGGCGGCCTCGTCGGGTAGGCCGTCGCCGAACAGGTCGGCCTGGTAGATCTTCTTGCGGCCCTTCGCGCGGGAGTGGTTCGTGCATTCGGGCGACGCCCAGAGCATGTCCGTGGCGGGCACGTACCGGGGGTCGGTCTGTGAGATGTCGGCTTGCAGGTGGTCGGTCTCCGGGTGGTTCGCGTTGTGCGTCTCGATGGCGAGGGCCCAGTGGTTCGCGGCGAGGCGGACGTGGACGCCGGGGACGGCCACGGCGCCCGTGGAGGATCCGCCGGCCCCACAGAACAGGTCCGTCATCGTCAGGTTCGCGCTCATGCCTGCCACCTCTGCTGCCGGGTGTTCCAGTGCTTGACGATCTCGGCGACGACAGCCAGCGGCATCGCGTAGTCGGCGGCGACGTCAGCTGGTGTGTCGCCTGCACGGCAGCACTCCGTGATGGCGTCGAGCACGCGGTGGCGCGCGTCTCCGGCGCCGCATATGCCGCATGGGCCGGGGGAGCCGAGGGCTGCAGCGACCTCGGGAGGCAGGGTCAGGACGGTTGGCTGGGCGAGCTTCGGGGCGGTCATCGGATGGCCTCACGGGCGAGCACCTTGGCGTCGTGGAGTGCGACGATCCGCGCCTCTTCGGTGGGCGTATAGACGCGCGCACCATCGCTCTCACGGTTGCGCCCGAGCCGCAGTCCCTCGCTGGCCTGCAAGTCCTCGATGGCCGCTGCGATCTGCTCGGCGACCTGGGCGGCGATGATGGGGGCGGCTGCTTCGACGGCCGCGGTTGCCCGCCGCTTGGCTTGGTCCCAGGGCATACCCGCTGGCAGTCCGGGCCACGCTGCGTTAATGCCAGCATCCACGGCCGCTGTCAGGTCCACGGGGGCTCAACTCGCCTTCGTGGCAGCGGTGACGGTGTAGCCCTTGCCTCGGCAGGCGCCGCAGAAGTCAGCACCACGGTGGCAGTTCTCGGCCCGGCAGCGACCTCCCGAGCGGCGCCCCGTCCCATTGCAGCTCGTGCAGATGTCGCCCCGACCGGTGCCGTCGCAGGATGCGCACGAGACCCCGGCATCGATCAGGCGCCTCATCTCGACGTAGGTCTGCGGCGCTATCCCGTCGGTGCGCGTGTCCATCTCGTGCCGGAGGAGGGCGACCAGGCGGTCCCACTCGGGCAGCAGCCGGTCCCACTGGACCGACTTCCCGGCCATCCGCTTGCGCAGCGCGTCGGTGGTGATGGCGCTGCGAGAGCAGTAGTTGATGCACCGCAACAGGTCGCTCGGGTCGTGCGGGTGATGACGCCCAGCCCCAGCGATCGCCTGTGCGGACAGGCCCATCGTCTCCGTCGAGAACACCTAGACCACCATCCCTTCGTCGTCGTCGGCGGTCATCGCTGGGTCCGCGCTGCGCGCACGAACCACACGAGCTCGACACCAGCGGCGATCGTGGCCAGGGCGATGAGCAGGCCCCATCCGGCGTCGATGCCGGTGGTGGCGAGGACTGCGACGTCCGGCACGGGGTCGCTGATGACGGTGACGGTGGGTGTCGGTTCAGGGCTGGGCGTCGGGGCGACGGTCTCGGTAGGCGTGGGCGTAGGCGTCACGGTGGGCGTCGGGGATGGCTCGGGCTCGCACGCTGGGCCCTGGGTGACGGTGTAGGCCGTGCCCCATCCGCCGGGGATGAGTGACTCGGGCGGGTTCCCTGGCCCGTACAGCACGCCGCCGGCGAGCAGCGCGTCGGTCGTCGGTCCGGCGAGGTAGATGTCCACCTGCACCGGGACGCCGCAGGGGATGAGCTCCGCCGCGGCGGTCAGGTCCGGGGCCGACGTGGTGACGGAGCCGACGAGGGTCTGCGGCCACGTCGGCGTCTGTGGACCAGCCCAGGACGGCATGGCCCAGACGACGGTGACGTAGCCGGGCTCCTCGTCCGGGGCGTCGGCCAGGGCGATGGCGGCCGTGATGACGCCGACGAACATGCCCAGGACGACGAGGCACAGTACGACGAGGACGCCGCCCAGCATCCGGGCCGGGTTGGAGCCGTGGTCGTGGATCGTGCGTGGGGGTACGGTGCTGCGGCTCGTGCTGTTCATGGTGCGAGTCCTCTCTAGCGAGTGAGGGCGGCGGGGGTCGGGATCTGTGGTGGAGAGCGGCCCCCGCCGCGAGATGGTGGGGTCAGGCGACGACTTCGACCTGGCCGCCTCGGAGCGTGTAGTAGGTGTCGGGCTTGACCTGCTCGCCGTCGACCAGGACTGACTCGTGCGCGACGATGTGCCAGTTCGCGTCCCGTTCGATGAGGAAGAGGACGCAGCCGATGGCTCCGCGGGCTCTCCCGTTTCGCCCGGTCGCGACAGCGACCGACTCGCGCCCGGAGGCCGTGGCCGCGCCGTAGTCCCCGGAGGCCGTGGCCGCGCCGTAGTACCCGGAGGCCGTGGCCGCGCCGTAGTCCCCGGAGGCCGTGGCCGCGCCGTAGTCCCCGGAGGCCGTGGCCGCGCCGTAGTCCCCGGAGGCCGTGGCCGCGCCGGAGTACCCGGAGGCCGTGGCCGCGCCGTAGTCCCCGGAGGCCGTGGCCGCGCCGTTCTCGGTCTTCGCCACAGCGCAGCCGTGGTCAGCCTTGGACACGCCTCCCGCCGTCGGCTTCTTGGCGTGGGCGAACACGAAGTCCACCTGCGCCTTGATCAGCGCCGGAAGCTCGACCTTGACGCCGATCTTGATGACCCGGGCTGCGACTTTCGAGTCGTCGCCGTCAGGACCGACGGTCTCCTCGAGGTCGACCTCGTGGTAGATCGATCGGGTGGGCGGGTAGTAGCGGAGCACGTCGATCGGCTGGGTGACCGCGTGGAAGCCCGAGTGGCACAGGCTCACCGGTCCGTCGTGCTCGTAGGTCTGGCCCTCGGCGAACTGGAAGCCGCGGCAGGTCAGGTCCGGGTTGAAGCCCTTGATGGCGTGGACGGTGGTTGCGGCCGGCTCGGCGGCCTTCTTGGTGGTCATGGCACAGGCCTTTCAGTCGCAGGGTCGGGTCAGGTGGGACGTAGCCATCACGAGGAGGTAGAGGCGCGGGTCGTCGTAGCCCGCCAGGTTTCCGATCTGCACGGTCTCCTCGTGTCCGAGCGCAGCGCACCGGATCTCCGTGCTCATGCCGGCACCCCCCACACGGACTCACGCCACCGCGTCAAGACCAGCCGCACCGAATCCACCGCCACCACAGCCGTCACGGCGTCACCGCAGAACTGCTCCAACGCCCGCTCCAGCTGGTCACGCTCGGACTCGGCGTCGCGACGCTTCTCCGCCTCGGCCTTCACCTCGCTTCGAGCCGTGTCGAGGTCGTCGCGCAGGTCCGCCATCTGCCGGGCCCACGTGTTCCGCTCACGACCCAGGGCCTCGAAGGCCGCACGCTCCTCGTCGGTCATGGGGTCACCGCGGCGACCCGGCCGCCAGCGACCGCCTCATCCAGCTGCGTCCGCACCATCACGTCCTGCGTCATGTCCCCAACCCCTTCTCGATCCCAGTCCAACCAGTGTAACGCGGAAGCGTGTTACACAACAGTCACGGAAGCGACTTCGGCGTGCCGTCCCGACACGTCTTCGAGTTCGCGCCCGTCGCGTCGTTCGTCGCCCCACACACAGGGCACACCCACCAGTGACACGTCGGCGACGCACAGTGCCTACGCACCAGCGGCATGACCGCACGAGGCCGGTTGCACGCCGTGCACAGGGAACCCGCCCTCGGGTCGTTCGGTCGCTTCATGCTGTCCTCCTGACATCGCCGGCCATCACTGCGAACAGGTCGGACGCCGCCACCGAGAGACGCTGCACGCCGTCCACGTCGTCATCCGGGATGCCACTGGACCGCAGCTCGTCGGCCAGCCACTGACCAGCCAGCAGCCACCGCTCCGCGGTCGTGCACGCCCGGTACCCAGCGGGCGTGATCCACACCCACCCCTGGCTGTGATGCAGCACCGGCACGTCAGCCGGGTCACGCCACTGCGGCACCAGCCACCCATGAGTGCGCGCCTCAGCCCGGTGCGTCTCCACCCAGCCGTGGCACAACGTCGTCGCCGAGCCGCACAAGATGACCGCGTTGACGGGGGAGGCCGTGACAGGGTCCTTCGACCCGCCCATCCCACGCGGCCGCCGATGCTGCACAGACCAGCCGCGTCCACGGTCCTCGACCCGCACGGGCCGGCCGCAGCGCGCGCACCGGTTGTCGTCGCGCGCGAGGATGAGCCGCACCGTGGCCGGCGTGAACGCCCCGCTCACGCCGAGCCTCCATAGCCGCCGGCCTGCAGAAGATCAGCAGCCCGCTCCGTAGCGATCAGGGACCGGCCGTAGCCGATCCGCTCCCGAAGCGCCCAGATCGACTTCTGCGCAGCGTCGACCATCGCGTCCGCGATCAGCGACTGACGCCACAGCGTCTCGAGCGCCGGATCAGCGGCGGCGATCGTCTCAGCCTCCGCGATGGACTTCGAACCCTCCGCGCGGGCCCGCAGGATCCGCCGGGCCCGCGCCGACTTGTAGTCGACCTCCGCGTTCGCACGCGCCTGCGCGAGCTGGTCGTACTCGCGGGTCTTCATCTCCAGATCGCGGCACAGGGACGCGACCTGAGTGCCCGTCGATGGGCCGGCGGTCACTGGTCCAGCCGCCGCTCATGCCACTCGGTGTCGGCGGCCTCCATCGCGGCCTCCCACGCCGGGTCCGCGACGGCGGCAGCCTCACGGTCGTGGCGCTCAACGGCCAGGACGTCACGGAAGGTGTCACTCATTGGTCAGCCCTCCTGAGCGCGCGGCGTTGATCTATGATCGAACTGCGGGTCCGCCCCAGGATCAGCGCGATTTCTACCAGTGTGAGATCGGAACGCGCAGCTATTTCGCGCTCAGATGGCGTCCATCGAGCCCGTGCTCGGTAAGCATTGGCCCGGGTGTAGGCGGCGAGGTCCGCATTCCGAGTCCGGCGAGCGGACGCAACCTCAGGTCTCTGATCCCGTGCGGCAGCGGCGGCGAGGAACGCCGCACGGTTCCGCTCTCGGTAGGTACGTTGCGCGAGCCTCTCTCGTTCGGGGTCCTCAGCCCGCCTCTTGGCGGCGCTCTTGCGCTTCAACTCGCGCGCCTGCGTCGGGTGTGCTAACTTCCACTCCCTGACGCGCGCGCGGGCGCGCTCTAGTTGCTCTGCGCGCCTTTCAGGACTCATCCGCGCGCGGTATCGACGGTTTCTCTCAGCGCTAGAAAGTGCCATCGACCCGCTCCAACCGGCCAAACCAGGCGCGGATTGCCTTCGCGCCCTCGGTGGTCAGGTCAAGACCGCGACCCTCAGCCACGGCCCGAAAGTGCACGTACTCGTCCTCGGTCAGCTCGACGTGCACGAATCGCGGCGCGCTCGGGGACTCCCGTGTGTGCTCACGGACGATGGTCGGCCCATCGGCGCGAGGGGCAACCCTCGTCGGCTCGGGATCGAGAGACAAAGGACGAGGCCGTGGGGCCACGGTCGTCACGAACCGTGGCGGCACACCGTTGTCGATCTGGCGGGCGATAAGCACGGCCCGCTCCGGTCCCACACCAGATCCAGCACCCAGCACAGTGACCATGTCCGTCGGCGCCATGCCCTCGGCGCGCATCGCCGCGACGGCCCACCCCTGCGCCTCGGCGGTCAGCAGCCGGGTTCCGCGCATCCGGTCCTGCCACGCCTCGGAGAACGACGCGTAACCCAGCGGCTCCCACGCCCTCGTCTCCACAATGCGGCGGAGCGCCCGCTCGAAGTTCCCCAAGGTCGTTCGGAGGTCGATCCAGAGAGCATCCGCTTCGCTCACGGTGATCAAGTCCGCGGACATCAGGCAGCACCGCCCGACTCGAACTCGACCCGGCTCACGGGCCGCCAACCCGGGAGGACGCCGCCGCAGGCCGTTCCCGGCTTGGGCATGGCGGCGGCGTGCCGACCGGACAGGACGTTGCGGACCCGCGGGCCCATGGCGGCCCGGCCGGGCGCCCGATGGCTTGGCACCGGCATGTCCACCCGGAACTCGATCACCACGCCCGGCAGCGGGTACGCCACGTACGCGGTCGGGGTGACATAGGCGGGCTTCTTGCCACCGAACGCGAGGGCCGCGGTGTGCGCGTGCGGTGCCGTCCGGTACGTCGCCGTCAACGTCAGGACGTTGAGGAGGTCGACGGAGCGGGTGACCACGCGCGGCTCGGTCGCTTCCAGGCGGAGCTCGACCTCCTCCATCGGGGTCAGGAGACGCGTGACCATCAGGGCTCCCGGCGGTAGGTGACGAGCGCCGATGGCGGCGTCGGGATGTGGTGGGCGCGCCCGTAGGCGCGACGCTCCGCGCGGCCCATGTACTCGATGCGGGGCTTGACCGGCTGCCCGATGCTGTCGAGCTTGCCGTCGGCGAGCGGGTCAGCGTGCCGCACCAGGGTCTCGGTGGTGCGGTGGGGGATCTGCGCGAGCCAGGCCGTGACACCGTGGGCTGGGCGACCCGACGGGCTCTGCGTGCGCCGCCGGCGGATGCTGATGGGGGTCATCGTGATGCTCCTTCGATAGGGGGGGAGAGGTGCGGAGGCTCAGTCCTCGACGACCTCCGCGTCCACGACATCGCCGGAGTCGCCGTGCTGCTGGGGCTGCGCGACAGCAGCCGCACGGTCAGTGATCGCCGCCTGCACACGCGTGCGCTCCGGGCCCTTCGGGATCGACGCGACGGCCTCCGTGTAGAGCGCACGCAGCGCATCGGCATCCGTGAGAGCAGCCACCTCGGCAAGCCAGTCGCGGCCCGGTGAGGCGGCCGGGACGACCTGAGGCGCAGCCACCGGCGCCGGCGCCTCGACGTCGACCTGGGACATCTCCTCAGCCGTGTAGAGGCCCGACAGATCCATGGGGAACGCCTTGCGCAGCGCCAACGCCTCCGCGCACTTCGCGATCATCACCGCAGGCTTCGACGCCCACAGCCCCGTCAGGACCTGCCCACGGGACTCCCTGTCCCACCGAGTCGACGCGTACTCCCGGAACAACGCGACCGCGTACAGCGGCTGCGCGAAGCCCCTCCGCAGCACACCGACGCGGGCCGCGGTCGGCGGTTCCGCCTCCAACCAGACGTCCCGCCACGCCCCGTCCGGGCCGCACCACTCGGGGCCGACCTGACCGGTGTACTCCCCGGACCGCTGCGCGACGATCCGCAGTCCGTCGATCGACGCCTGGATCGTCCACTTCGTCGTTCCCGTCGACCTGTCGTTGCGGCCGATCATGTAGATCTGCCGCGCGAACGGGTCCAGGCCGGTGCGCTGCGCGAAGTTCAGGAACACCAGCTGGTCACCCGGAGGGGCCGCGCCGACGCCGATCTGTGCGAGCGCGGCCACCTGTGCCGCCGTCCACTCCGCCTGCCCCGGCACGACGGCCAGCGCCGACGAGGCGGGATGCTGGATCACCTGCGCGCCCTCGTCCAGACGCGTCACCGCTGCTGCCCGTGCGTTCACGCCACCTTCTCCTTCGACTCGACCGGAGCGAACCGGCGCGTGGGAGACCCCTGCACCGTGAGCTCCGCCTCCACCTCGACCCGCGGGCGGCCCGTCAGCTCCGCGAGCCGACCCACCGCCGCGGCCTTGTCGAACTGCCGCCGGCCCGCGACCTGCTGCCACCGGAGCACCGGACGCCCGTGCACGGTCAGGAACTCCCGTTCCCCGATCCGCGCCTTCAGTCGCGTCTCGATCGCCTCCCGCTCGGCCGCGTACTGCACACCGAGGTCCCGGATCTCCGCGAGGCGGTCAAGGTCATCGAGCACCATGTCCGGGATCGGCAGGTCGTAGACCTCCGCCGCGGACTCGGGCGTGACCGTGGGGAACCGGGCCGCGACCTCGTCAGCGGTCACCGACGCGTAGTCCACCGGCGGGGGAGTGCGGGACTCCACCAGCGCCCAGAACTCGTCCGCCGCTGCCACCAGGTGCGCGATCACGGCCTCATCGGCGGGGAACGGGCCCAGCACGCGCGTCTGCTTGCCGACCTTCGCGGCGAACCATCCGTGCGTGCGGCCCGTCACGTGGCACGCCCACATCAGCTGCACGTACGCGTGGTCGGTGATGTCGCCCCGCAGGACCGTCTTGCCTGCGTCGGACAGCGACTCGTGGTCCTTGACCTCGAGCACGCCGCCGTCGGCGGTGAACCGGTCCGGGTTGACCATGTGGTGCGGGTGCACCCGGTGGGCGTAGGTGCCGGCGCGGCGCGTAGCGATCCCCGTGATGGCCTCGAAGCGTTCCGTGGTCAGGGCCTCGGTCTGCTGGCCCCACCACTGCGCCTCCGACGGCTCCTCCACGATCCGCGGGTCGGTCTTGTCCTGCCACACCCCGAACGCGTTGCCGTACTTGTTGTGGCCCAGGATCGTGGCGATGTCCGACCCGCCGATCCCCCGGGTGCGGACCCGGAGCCACTCGGCCCGGTCCGCTCCGACGGGCAGGACCAGGCGGCCGGCGGGCGCCGACCAGGGGCCGCTCACCGCAGGCCTCCACGGGTGCCCTGGGTCGCGTCCACGAGGGCGCGCAGGTCGTCGTAGTCGACGTCGTCGCTGCGGCACTCACGCACCACCGCTGACGCAGCCGCGTCGAGCAGCCCCGCGTCCTCCTCGCCGCTGCTGCGGCGCTTCCTCCACCCGAACATCACGTGCGCTCCCTCATCTCGGTACGGCTTTTGCTGAGTGCCCCGGTGGGCTTCGACACCCGCCGGGGCTCCCGGGTCAGGCCCCCGGGTGGGCCGGTAACGCCCGGTCGCGTTACACGTCATGCCGTCTGCTGCTGGCGCTTCAGACGTGCGATGTACTCCTCGATGTCGGCGGGGTCGTACCGGTACGCGCACGTCCGACCCGACCCGGTCTTCATGGCCGGGATCTCCTTGCGGCGCGTCTTCGTGCGCACCGTCTCGGGGTTCAGCCGGAGCCTGTCGGCCACGTCCCAGACCGTCATGAGCGCCTTCACGCCGCCTCCTTCGTCAGGACCGACACCGGCACCCGCAGCGCCTTCGCCAGGCGAGCGGTGATCTCCGGCGACGGCTCACGGCGCCCGTTCTCCAGGTCACACAGGTACCCGAGCGACATCCCCGGCGGCCTCTTCTGTCCGGGCGCCGGCGGGACGACCCGCGCGAGCGAGGTCAGCGAGTGCCCGTCCTTCTCCCGGATCACCCGCAGCTCCCACCAGACGACCGGCTGCTTCGGCTGCTTCATGGATCTGACTGTAACGCGGAAGCGCGTTACACGCAACAGCGAATCTCAGCGAAGTCCCCCGGCCGGACGAGTCGGACGCGCGTCCACGTCACTGACCTGCGATGTTCGACAACTACAGCCGTGTGATTGCGAAAGGTCGAGCCTGCACGCGGACTAGCGTTCGCAGCCCTACGCTGGGCAGGGTGGGCGACATGACGAGACCGAATCCGCCACCAGTGGTCCGGGCCATCGAAGCCCGGCGAGACCTCCTCGGCATCACGATCGCCGAGGCAGCCCGCCGAGCCGGCATCGGCCCCGACCAATGGCGCCTCTACACCCGCGGTTGGCGTGAGACCCGCGGCCAGATCACCCCGACCCGCTACAAGACCGACACGATCGCGTGGATGGCGTTCGCCGCCCAGATGAAGCCCACCGAGATCACCGGTGGGCGGCTGGAGGAGGAAGTCGCCGCACGGCTCGAGGTGCTACGCGGTCAGGGCCTGGCGGCCGTCTCCGACTCGACCCTGGTCGACGAGCTGCGGCAGCGCCTCGAAGGGAGGACGAGCTCAACGACCTCCGGGATGTCGATGGCGCAGTCGGCGGTCCTCGCGTTGCTGATGGACGCGCCGGACACGACCACCGTGGGGGACGTGAAGACCAACGCGCGAGTGATCACCGGAGACTCCGACGACCCGCTGCTGCAGCCGAAGCCCCGACGCCGGCAGGACCAGTCGACGCTGAGGCTGGCTGCTCGATCTGGTGAACCCCGCCCGGGCCCGAAGCAGCCAGGGGAGGAGTCCCAGGACGACGGGGGCTTCGACCCGGCCTGAGTGTCCGAGGCGGCCGCTACCGTCCTGGCCATGACACAGCAGGGGGCGCAGGGGTCGGTCTTCCATCCGTGGCATCGACTGAGGTCGCTGTCGAACATCGACTTGTCGTGGCGGCGCACACCCGGCCGGCTGGGGGAGACCGACGGGGCGCAGGTGATCCGCCTGCACCCCGACCAGCTGCAGGTGCAGCGCCGCTGCACCCTCGCGCACGAACTGGCGCACGTGGAGCTCGGGCACACCGATGGCGCGTCGCCGGCGCAGGAGCGGGCGGCACGGATGCTGGCGGCCCGGTGGCTCGTTGACCTGGACCAGCTCCTGGCGGCGCTGCGGTGGGCTGACGACCTGGCGACCGTTGCGGACGAGTGCTGGGTTGACGAGGAGACGCTCATGGCGCGTCTTGACGGACTGACCGATGGGGAGCGGGCACAGATCGCTGCGCTGCACGCGGAGGTGGAGTGGGGATGCTGACCGACGCCGAGAGGGCGGTCCTGGGTGTGGAGCGGCGCCTGTGGGTGCACCAGGGGGCGAAGGTCGGGGCGATCCGCGCGGAGACGGGTCTGTCGCCGACCCGCTACTACCAGATGCTGAACGCGCTGCTCGACCGAGCGGACGCGTTGGAGTACGACCCGGTGACGGTCAACCGACTGCGCCGGATCCGAGGGAGGGGCACACGATGAACGCCGGACGAAGCATCGCCACCGTGGCTGTCGTAGCGGCGGTCGCGATGGGGTTCGGCGCCTGCAGCAGCCCGCGGCCCGAGTCGCCGCAGAAGCCGGCGATCCTCCAGGCCCTCGACCCGTGGGCCGAGTTCATCACCGACGTGACGCAGCAGAGCGAGATCACGGCTGTCGTCGAGACGACCCTCAGCAGCACTGACGACCTCGACTACGGGCCGGCCATCGGAATGTGCGACACGATCGCGATCACCGACGACCTCGACCCGGTGGAGGTCGTCATCATCGAGTCCGCTGGCGGGAAGACGATGCGCTCCTGCCTCGTCGGCCTGGACTGACGTCGATGGCGCATGTTGAGGACCGATGGACCACGCCGAGCCCCGCCGGGAACGGACGCACCCGCACCGACCGCTACGGCGTGGGCAAGCGGTGGCTGGCGACGTGGGCCGAAGCCGACGGCGTCCGCCGGCGCAAGGCCTTCACCACGAAGAACGCCGCTCTTGCATGGCTCGAAGACGTCGGTGTTCAGCAGCGGACCGGCACCTACATCTCCCCGGCGGCCAGCTCGACCACGGTCCGCGCGGTGGCGGAACGCTGGTACCTCGAGCAGGTGCACCAGCGGGCGACGTCACTGCGGCAAGTCCGGGGCCGGCTCGACCGGTACATCCTGCCGACGCTCGGCGATGTGCCCTGGTCGGCGATGACCCGGGGCCGCGTGCAGGCCGCTGTCACGGTGTGGGCGGGCAAGCTCGCGCCGTCGACCGTGCGCGTGACCTACGTCTACCTGGCGGGGATCTGCACTCTGGCTGTCGAGGAGCGGCGCATCCACACCAGCCCGTGCCGGCGGATCAACCTGCCGCCGGTGGAAGCCGGGCCGATCGTCCCGCTCAGCGTGTCGACCGTGCAGAAGGTCGTGGACGGGGCTGACCCGCGCTACCGGCCGCTGTTCATCCTCGCGGCGGCGTCGGGCCTGCGGATCGGCGAGCTCGTCGGGCTCACCTGGGACCGGGTCGTCGATGGCGAAGACGGCACCGCGGCGCTGCGCGTCGACCGGCAGCTGCTGCGTTCAGGGTCGGCCACGGCGCCGAAGTGGGGGCCGCCCAAGACCCCCGGGAGCGTGCGGACGGTGCCCATCGGCAAGACCACCCGCGCCGTGTTGGGTGACCGTGGCGAGGGCCTGGTGTTCACCACCCGCCGCGGCGGGGCCATGATGCCGAAGGTCACGTGGCAGGTCTGGCACGCTGCGGCGGACCCGGCCGGGATACCCGCGGGAGAGGCGTGGCATGCGCTGCGGCACTTCCACGCGTCGCTCCTCATCGCCGGCGGCGCCTCCCCGGTCGCTGTGGCGCATCGCCTCGGCCACCGGAATCCGGCGGAGACGCTGCAGACCTACGCCCACCTGTGGCCCGACGACGATGAGCGCATGCGTGACACGGCGGACGGCGTCGTGCTCCTACCCAGGTCTGAGGACGATCTCGCAGCCTCCGCAGAGCCACCGGCGGCGTAGAGGCGCAGGTCAGAGGCCGTTCGCGCAGAACCCGGCGTATCGACTGACTCATCCGCACCATAGGGGCCCGGACCTGCACATTCACCGCCGCGCGCGCCGGGTGATGGGGGCTGGTCGAACATCTGTCCGTAGCCGCTGACCTGGGCTTTCTGTCTCTTGCTGTGTCTTCTAGCCTCCGTGGAGCCACCATGATGAGCGCCCCCGACAGGCCCGCCGAGCAGGTTCTCTCCGCTGCGGCGGCGATGGACCGGGCCCGCGCCGAGGGCCTGCCGGACGAACTGCTGGCGACGATGCTCGCAGCACGGGACGCCTGGTGGGAGCAGGGCCCCTGGCCGGACCGGATGGACCTGGCGGCGGTGCTGGCGCATCCGGCGTCGCGGATGGTCGACGAGGTGCTGTGGCGGGCCATCCGCCGGCGGGTCGCACCCCGTCCGTAGAGTCGGGTCAGCGAGGGGCTGGACGGTTTCGACGGTCACCGACAACCGCATGCGGACGTGGGCCGGACTCGGGTTCGACTCCCGGCAGCTCCACTCACTCGGTGATGAGCCGCAGCCCGTCCCAACGGCCCTGGTCGTCGACCGTGAACGTCAGTAGGCCGGCCTCCACGTCGGCGCCGCCTTGTCCGTTCGCCCACCAGGCTGAGCCGTTGTCCAGGGTGGGGGCCTGCATCCACCATCGGGCCTTGCCGTCGATCGCTCCGGACGGCTGCACGCGCAGATGATGGAAGTGCCCGGAGACGAGGATGCTGGCGGCGGCGAGGGGCCCACCGCCGTGCGTCTGCTTGGCCCACCAGTCGGGCAGCCGGTCCGGGGTGTTGGCCTGGTGGCCGTGCGCCATGCCCACGACCGCGCCGCGGACCTGCAGGGCCAGAGACTCCACCCACGGGTCCGGGATGACGAACGTCACGTCATCACGGCCGGCCATGCGCATGGCGCGGGCGACGGTCTTGTGGGTGAGGATCCCGAAGTCGTCGCCCGGGCGCCCCAATCGGTCCTTCCCGCGTCGCCAGGCACCGTGGTTCGACGGCACCGTGGCCACACGGGTCCAGGTGTGCTTGGCCGCGACCATGGAGACGATCTCGGTGAGGACGACCTGTGCGAGGTCCAGCTGATCCGGCAGGGACAAGTCGTCGGTGTGCAGCTGGCTCCCGGTGTTCTCGAAGCCCTCCGTCAGATCGCCCGGGTCAAGCACCAGCGCGTCCTCGCACCGCTCCTGCCGCATCACGACCTCGAGCCCAGCCAGCAGCTGCTCGACGCGGGCGAGGAACGCCGGAGTCCCGCCCCGATGGTCGACCTTCCCGACCTGCGCATCCGACACCACGACCACCCGGGTCCTGCTGGCCGTGGCCTTGGTGGGGCGCCGGCGGTTGCCGCGCACGACCCGGACGAGGCCAGGCAGGTCACCGTCAGCCCGGACGGACTCACGGTCACGGATGCCGAACCGCACGTACACCAGCGGCTGCTCAGGGTTGCCCCAGTAGCGGACCTGCTGGATCTCCACCCGCCGCGCCTCGGGGATGTCCAGGGTGGTGACGCGCTTGATCTCGGCCCGCCACGCGGCCTCATCCTCGGGGATCTCCGTGACCTGCACGGTGACCTCGACGGGCTCACCAGCCTCATACCGCACCCCCGGCTCGAAGCCCGAGGGGGCGGAGCGGATCGGGCTGATGTGGGGTGCGACCTGCGCGGCCCGGACGTCGTCAGCGAGTCCCACAGGAGCAGTCCCCCCTGCGGTGACGCGCGACGGTCTGCTGTCGCACCACGTGGCCCTCAGCTGTCAGAACCCGCGCGATCGCCGCCGCTGAGAGCGCGCGATCCGCGAGGACAGTGTCGAGCTCAGCCCGGTCGGACCCGCTCAGCTGGTCCTGGATGAGCGCGATCGAACAGGCGAAGCCAGGGTCTCTCTGCGCCGACTGGACGCGATCTCGCAGGCTCACGAGTCCTCCCTCATCAAGGGCAACCCCACCGTCAACCGCACCACACTGGCCGGCAGGCCCGTGAGCCTGCACACCCACGCCACCAGGGCCTCGATCGTCTCCTCGGCGTTCACTTCCCCGAGGCAGCGGAGCGGGCCTCATCGAGCGCAGCCCGCAGAGTCGTCACCTGCTCGGACAGGAGCTCCGCGTAGGCGGCCCAGTCGACGACCGTGGTCGGCTTGTCGCGGCCCTCGATCAGGTTCTGCAGCTTCGACACCAGGGCCACCGTCGCGGCGCCCACGACGCCGATCGCAGCCACCAGGCCAGCCGGCAGGGACATGCCTGGGTTGATCTGCGTGAGCCACGCGTTCACCGCGGACTCCACCGGTGGGATCGCCAGCACGGTCACCGCCAGGGCGGTCGCGGTCAGGCCCTGCAGACCGGTGCGCAGAGCACGCTTGGTCGACTCCCGGATGGTCTTCCACCGGTCGGTGACGGCGATGTGGGACATGGTGACCTCCTCAGGTCAGTCGGTGAGGGTGTGACGGTCGGGTGGGGGCGGGGGCTTGCCCGCCCAGATGTGCGCGCGGAGTTCGTCGATGTACACGCGGTCGGCCTCCCGCTGCCGCTCAAGCGCATCCACACGCACGGCCAGCGCCTCGCGCGCGGTGCGCTCATCGGCCAGGCCATCGCTCAGCTGGTCGATCAGTGCGTCGCGGTCGGCGATGGTGTCGCGGCGTCCCGACGCCTCGTCCTGGCGTGCGCCCCGCTCATCGGCGCGGACCCCAAGGCGGTACGAGACGCCGGCGGTGATCGCGGCGGCGAGGACCGTCGAACCGAGGAGCGCGGCGAGGGCCGCGAGGGCGATCTGGACGCCGCTCACGATCGAGCTCGTCGGCGGACTCGGATCGCCATCGCTGAGGTGCGGCTGGCGAAGACGCTCAGGTCCAGGGCGCGCAGCAGGCAGGACAGCGCGGCGATGGTCATGACGGCCGCGGGGGCGATGCGACTCGGCAGGTCGTCCACGGTGGCCCACACGCCGACGGCTCGGGCCGCGAACGCGAACGCCAGCGCGGCGGAGGCGACGAGTTCCCAGCGCCAGCGCCACGCGATGACGGCCAGGGCCCCGATCGTCCCGGAAGCGAGCGCGAGCCAACCCCACACCAGCACCCACGGCACACCCACGGCGTCCGCGATGACGTCGGAGCGGACCCACACGTCACCGATGCCCACGACCACACCGAGGGCGTAGATCGCGACACGGGCGAGCCGGCCCGCGACCTGAGCCCAGCGGGGCAGCCCCGAGTCGGGCATGGTC